AGAGCATGGCGGAATATACGGCACAGCGGGTATCCCGGATATCATTGCCTGTATTGATGGCAAGTTTTACGCATTTGAAGTAAAAACACCGGTCGGCAAAACAACAAAACTGCAAGAGGCAACTATTCATAAAATCCTCGCCTGTGGCGGCACCGCTTCGGTAGTCCGTTCGGTTGACGAGGTGCGAGCTGTTATTAACGGCTCCCTGCAATGATTATGAAAACAACGCATCCGTGCTTTACATATACAATGCTAACAATGCGACACTGCTTTTTCAAAAAATAAAGTTTAGGAGCGTGTCACATATGATTGACAATTATAATAATCTGGCTAACGCCATCATTCTTCAGGCGGTCAAAGATTACCGCAAGGCGTTGCGTACTCTTTCTATAAATCCCAACAACCGTTCAGCGCAGTATGAGCGCAGACATATTGAACAATTCTTCCGTTCCGGCTGGTTTGGGGTGCTGACGAGCATCGATCCGAAAATGCTCATCACCAAGCTAAAAGCTGAGGTGACGGCATGACTGTTAAAGCATATCTCGGGCAGGCATACAGGCTCGACCAGCGTATAAATTCCAAGCTGGAGCAGATTGCTTCGCTAAATGAACTGGCTACGAAATGCACCTACACCCTAACGGGCATGCCTCGCAATCCAAATCGTAGTACATCAACGATGGCCGATGCTGTGGCAAAGATTATCGACCTGCAAGCGGAAATCAACCGTGACATCAATCGGCTCGTTGATCTGAAGCGCGAGATGGTTAGGCTCATCAAAACCGTGGATAACACAGAGCATCAGACGCTTCTGGAGCTGCGCTACCTCTGCTTCAAGACTTGGGAGCAGATAGCTGTTGACATGGGCTATAATGTGCGCCATGTATACCGACTTCACGATGAAGCAATAGAAAACATTACAGTTCCGCTAACTCAGCAGTAAATGTCACTGTTTGTCATGTACTCCTTTGTGATAGTATATACTTAGGAAACCAGAATAAAGCAGAGCCTCGAGGGAAAATCCCCCGGGGCTTTTGTTATGCCCAAGGAGGTGACCCTATGCCAAAGAAACCAAAGCGGCCGTGTCGATACCCCAGTTGTCCAAAACTGACGGATGATTTGTATTGTGTGGAACATCAACGGCAGGCAACGCGCCACTATAATCATTTCCAGCGCGAGCCTGAAACCAACAAAAGATATGGTCGTGCATGGAAACGCATACGCGACCGTTACATCAAGGCACACCCGCTATGTGAGGAGTGTAAAAAAGCTGATCGCTTAACCCCCGCTGAAGAGGTACACCATATTCTCCCGCTCAGTCACGGAGGAACAAATGATGTGAGTAATCTCATGTCGCTGTGCAAGTCGTGTCACTCACGCATTACTGCAGAGAGCGGCGACAGGTGGGGGCGGTCAGACCTCTAAAGCTATTGAAAGCGGACAGCGGCGTGGGGCTTCGCGTGAGAAATCGCAGTTTCAAACGGCTAATATCCCCCACTGGACAAGGAGTGTGATGAATATGGCAAAAGACGGCACCAACAGAGGTGGTGCAAGAATCGGCTCAGGGCAAAAAAAGAAAGCCCTCGCCGACAAAATTTTAGATGGCAATCCTGGTAATCGAAAGTTGACCATCATGGACTTTACAGACATGACGGAGCTTACCGGAGAATCAATGCCAAAACCAAGAGGCTATCTTACCGCGAAACAGAAAGACGGTTCCACAACACTGGCGGCAGAAATTTTCAACAATACATGGCAATGGCTCAAGGAGCGAGGGTGCGCACAGTTAGTAACTACTCAGCTTATCGAGCAATATGCACAAAGCGTGGCTCGGTGGATCCAGTGCGAGCAGGCAATCAGCGAGTTTGGCTTCCTTGCTAAGCACCCCACCACCGGCAATGCTATTCCGTCCCCCTATGTTTCAATGTCTCAAAATTTCATGAAGCAAGCCAACAACATCTGGTTCCAGATTTATCAGGTGGTACGGGAAAACTGCACAACAGAATATCGCGGTGTAACACCTCAAGACGATGCAATGGAAAAGTTGCTCAATGCCCGTCGGGGCGCACTATAATAAACGGAGGAATGTGAAATGACAACTTACAAAACAGCAGAAAGTGTATGCAAAGGGCATCCGGATAAGCTCTGCGATCTGATTGCCGACAACATCTTGGATGCTTGTCTCAGAAAGGACAGAGCTTCTCGTGTAGCTTGCGAGGTTATGGCGACTAAGGGCAAAATTATCGTAGCGGGCGAAATCACCTGTAGCGAAAAAGTGGATATTCGGTTTATCGTGCGGAATGTCCTGCGCGAGGTCGGGTATAATCCTTGGAAGTTTACTGTGTTCGTATTCGTTCATCGACAGAGTCCGGATATCGCAGCCGGTGTGGATACGGCAATTGAAGCACGAAACGGCATATGCGATCCTTACGGATCTGTCGGCGCAGGTGACCAAGGCACAGTATACGGGTACGCAACAAAGGAAACGCGAGAGTATTTGCCTTTGCCGCTGGTACTCTCGCATCGCATTGCCAAGCGCATTGATGAATGCCGCGAAGGTAAACTCATCAAAGGCATTCTATCAGACGGCAAGTGTCAGGTTACTGTCGAATATGAAGATGGTAAACCCAAACGTGTGAAAGCTGTGGTGATTTCTGTCCAGCATGAGGCGAATAAAACGCAGGAGCAGCTGCGCACGGATATTATGAATAATGTCTTGTGGCAATGCTTTGAGGATTTCCCAATGGACGATGATACCGAAATACTCATTAACCCCAGTGGACGTTTCGTAGAGGGCGGCCCCGCTGCTGACACAGGACTGACGGGCAGAAAAATCATGGTGGATACTTATGGTGGTCTTGCGTCACACGGCGGCGGAGCCCTTTGCGGCAAAGATCCGACGAAGGTTGACCGCAGCGGTGCATATATGGCACGGTATATCGCGAAGAACATTGTGTGGAGCGACTTAGCTGAAAGATGCGAGGTCGCTCTTTCTTATGCCATCGGTAAGGCAAGTCCCGTGGCAGTAGCGGTCACTTCATTTGGAACAAGCAAGCTGACAGATGAGCAGCTTACCTTGATTGTGCAAGAAGTCTTTAATTTGCGTCCCGCTGCTATCATTGAAAAGCTGCGTTTGCGTACAGCCATATATGAAAGCACGGCGGCATATGGCCATTTTAATTCCTGCCTCTTTCCGTGGGAGAATGTGGATTGCTACAAGGAGATAAGGAAGGTGGCTGAGAAGTATGCTGATTGAAAAGGTACCTGCATCAAAGCTCAATCCGGCTGCATATAACCCACGAAAAGATCTTAAACCGGGTGACAAGGAATACGAAAAGCTCAAACGCTCTATTGCGGAGTTCGGTTATGTGGAGCCGATCATCTGGAATAAGACCACCGGTAACGTGGTTGGAGGTCACCAGCGGTTGAAAGTGCTACTCGACCTTGGGCAGACGGAAATCGACTGCGTGATTGTTGAGCTTGATGACAAACGTGAAAAGGCACTTAACCTTGCACTTAATAAAATACAGGGCGATTGGGACGAAGCAAAGCTGGCATCGCTCATGGCAGAGTTTGACGCATCTACATTTGACGTATCTCTCACAGGTTTTGATGCTGACGAAGTAGACGCGCTCTTAAATAAATTTTACTCGAAAGAAGCCATACAGGATGACTTCAACGTAGACAAAGAAAAGGAAGCCATTGAAGCTGCTGGCGAAACACGAACTCATACAGGAGATATCTGGCTGCTTGGACAGCATAGACTTTTGTGCGGCGACAGTACCAGCGAGGTGGATTTCGACCATCTGATGGACGGTGCCCACGCTCAGTGCGCGGTTACCTCGCCTCCATACGGAGTAGGAAAAGAATATGAAAAAGCCGGGATCGAACCGTGGTTTGAAACTATGCGCCCCGCTATAAAGAATATCTGTAAAAATGCAGACATTGTCTGTTGGAACATCGGAGACCTATATGCCACAGGCACCCAGTTTATTGAACCAACCGAAATGTATAGCATTGGACTATTTGCTGACAACGGCTTTCGTCCTATCTGGATTCGCATTTGGAAAAAGCAAGGCATGAATTTCGGTAATTCACCCTATCACCTTGTGACAAATAAACCGGTGCAGCAGTACGAATATATCACGGCGCTGGCTGCGCAGGAAACTGATGAATACAACGACCAAGAGTTTGCCTGGGTTTCGGCATTCGCCGGCCATTCCTATAAGTTTGTGAAGCGGCTCACCAAGGATGAGCGTAAAAAATGGGGCTATGCCGGTATTTGGGAAATATCTACCGTGCGAGCCAATAAAGATCACCCCGCTATGTTTCCTGTCGAGTTGCCGTGGCGATGCATTAAAATGCATTCTGACCGTGGCGGTGTGGTACTTGAACCTTTCGCGGGTTGTGGAACGACGCTCATCGCCTGTGAACAGACCGAACGCAGGTGCTATGCGATGGAGATTTCGCCGGTCTACTGTGACCTCATCGTAAAGCGCTGGGAAACATTCACCGGTGGGACTGCTGTAAAGCTGGAGGTATGATATGGATATACAGAAATTATCAATTGAGAAGTTAAACCCTTCAGCATATAATCCGCGAAAAGACCTTAAACCCGGTGATGCTGAATATGAAAAGCTGCGCCGCTCCATTGAGGAGTTCGGCTATGTTGAGCCTATCATCTGGAATAAACGCACGGGCAATATTGTCGGTGGCCATCAACGGTACAAGGTATTGGTGGCACTTGGATATACCGATGTGGATTGCGTGGTGCTGGACATCGATGAGCAAAAGGAAAAAGCCTTAAATGTGGCGCTCAACAAGATATCTGGCGAGTTCGATATCCCGCTTTTGACCGACCTTTTGAAGGATATCGGTGCAAGTGGCTTTGATATATCTCTTACGGGTTTCGATGCTGCAGAGATGGATGCGTTGTTCAAGGATAGCGTAATCGGAGGTATCAAAGAGGATGATTTTGACGAGCCATTACCTGAAACACCAGTTTCCAAGCAGGGGGACATCTGGCTGCTTGGACGGCACCGCCTTATCTGCGGAGATGCTACGAAAGCGGAAACATATAAAAAGCTCATGGACGGACAGCAAGCAAATCTCGTGATCACAGATCCACCATACAATGTGGACTATAAAGGCACTGCGGGAAAACTTAAAAATGACAATATGGAAAGTACCAAGTTCCACGCATTCCTGCTTTCTGCATACCGGTGCATGTATGATGCGTTGGTAGACGGTGGCGGCATTTATGTTTTCCACGCTGATCGTGAGACAGTCAATTTCAGGACAGCATTTACAGAAGCAGGCTTCTTCTGTCATCAGACCTGTATATGGATAAAGAATACACCGGTCTTGGGGCGATGCGATTATCAATACAACCATGAACCTATTCTAGTAGGCTGGAAGCCAACAGCCAGTCACAACTGGTACGCCGACCGTAAACAGCGCACGACATGGAATTTTGACCGGCCAACCAAGAGCAAACATCATCCTACAATGAAACCTGTGGCACTGTGCGCATATCCGATTATGAACAGCTCGCTGACAAACAACATTGTG